TCTGTAAGAGCCGACTCAGCCTGTTCTCGCGTCCAGACAGTATCAGGGCCAATCCCAGGGCCAGTAGACCCATAACCAATAGTCCAAGGGTCGCCGCCAGTTCCGGGGTCAGGATATGCAGCGCAGCGGTCATCAGGAAGCCTCCGGGCATAACCTTCAAACGGCTTGATTAAGCCGTCGATAGCAATCTTGACCGCATCCGAGATCATGGTTGTTTTTGGAATGTTTTCAGAACTCGTTCCCACCGAATCCTTGCCACATCACCACTGCCGATATCTTTTCTTGGTCTACTTGGGGAATTCCAACCCGCTCTAGCGGGAAGATTGGCAGATATTGACCACCCAGCTCCGCGCAAACTTGCGCCGCTTTCATCATGTTGAGTATAGGTAACGCACTTATGATAACCAAGCGCAGTCGCCGCCCGGACAATCGCCCCGTAAAGCATGGAATTTGCGTTGCGAGTTCCGTCAGTGCAAGTGCGAACAATCTCTAGGGTAACGCCGTCGTCTAACATCCTTGCTACTGGACGACCTGCTGTAGCCACGCCGACGCAAGCGTCATTGTCGTATAGCCCAATGCTAAATTTATGCCCTACAGGAGGGCTATTGTGCCGATGATGCTGCGAAATAAATTCTTGGGCAAACTTTAGTGAAATTGGGCGAATGACAAGATTACTCATCACTTCTGGTACCGCTCGATTGACCGACCAACGAACCAAAATGTCAGGATCATGTTCAGCATCCCAAAGTCATCCTGATCCCAATGCGCGGGGAGAACATCCTTCCAGTGTGCGCCTTGGCTCAACGCATAAAAAATCGCCGTGACTTTCGTGGCGACGTACAGCCCAAAGAGGATGTAGGTGACGCCGGGGCGAACAAGGGCTGATGCTGCTGCGACCCACTTGTAGCTTGAGGAAGCGGTTTTTGATTGCTCCTTGAACGCTTCTTGAATCGCGTCCAACTGAGCCACACCATGATCGACGTACTTTTCTTCCATCCTGAACTGACCGCGCATTTTCTCCAGATCGGTCTGAAGGGTAAACATCGACAGTTCGTGTGCGCGTTCGTTCTTCTTGTCAAAGAACTTTAGAACTTCCGGTGCGAGTCTGAACAAACCACCGAAGATCGAACCAAATAAGCCGCCGCTCAGTATGTCAAGCATTTCAAACCCTCCCCAATAGCCTTACGCTGATCCAAGTGATGATCGCTGCGATTGCCGTGATAATGATCGAGATCAGAGTGTATTGTGCGAACGTCTGAATAAACTTGATTCGCTCAATCCTTGCTTGAATCTCAGCGCGTCTGCGTGCCTCTCGCTCCCTCGAGGCCTTGGCTTGAAACGCCAGCCAGTCCTCCCACATACCGGGGCGACCTGCATAAATCATTTCCTCTCTGAGGCGTTCTTCCTGCTGGCGAAGGGTTTCGAGCGCCATAAACTCTTCAAGCTCAGAGCGATTCTTCTTGCCGGATTTCTTGTTGGCCTTTTGCTGAATTGCCGATTTAGCGTCAAAGTAGTCAAAAACAGCCTTGCCAGCGTTCATCAACTCGCCGCTGTTTTTCAGCGCGGTCTTAATGACGGAAAAAGCCGCGTTTGCCGCCATGAGTTCCGGTAACATTTTCAGACCTTTGCGACCAGCCCGACCAGCAGGAGAATGATTGCCCCGGCGCTTCCGATCAGAATAGTTTCCAAACGCTTGAGCCGAGCGTTGATCCCCGCATACCGCTCCGCACAAACCGCTTCATGCACAGAAAGTTTTGTCTCGACGCTGTTCACCACGATTCACCCTTTCAAGCCCAAGTTCTGACCGGCGTCGCAGGAAACACCTGATGCGCCTCCAGCACAGAACCATCCTCATCCGGCAGCACAAAGACGTTAACGTGCCAGCCATCGAGAGCAGTCATCACCGGCTCCTCATCCGTCCCGCCAGTGCGCTCGTAGATCGTGCCGATTACGTCAATGTTGCGGTAGTTGGCAACCTCATAACCTTCTACAGCCTCAATGCCCTGTTCAGCATCTGCTTCGACTGCGCCTTCTGTGCGGTACAGAACAGCTTTGGCTGCGGCTTCGTCAGTGAATTTCAAATTCATGTTCATGGCGAAATCCTTAGCTGGTGAGTGCTTGCAGGTTTGCTGCGGTTAAGGCTTGCGGGTAGTAAGAGACTTTGCGGAGATAGCGGTTTCCTTGTGCTGTTCCAATTGCACCAGCTTCAAAAAACACTCTGTCAACAGAAGGTACAACTCCAGAATTGTCAGTATCTACTGCCGCGCCGTTTGCAGTAAACGCAAAATTATTTGCTTCATAGCTTAATGCTAATTTAACGGAATTTCCGGCAGAAAGTACGTTTGGTTTATAAAATTGCGCTTGAGTTGATCCATTTGTTTGCACAACAGCGTCAACTTGAGTGGCGTTTGATGAATAAAGAATTAATCGGTTATTTGTGGAATTGTCTGAAATTGACAAAATGTTTGTAAAAGACGCAGCTGGAAGCAATGAGTTATAAAATTGCTCTACATAAACCGCCCCCTCCCCTTGGTTATACCAACTAGAGAAGTTCGTCCCCGTCATGCTGGCAGCATCAGCCGAGCGCGTCACTTGGGCCGAGGTAGTGGCAATGTAGGATGTGGGGAAGGCTCCGGCTTCGAGTTGTGCGCCCCAGATGAAACAATCAGACAGAGTTGCTGACGCATTAACCCAACTGTCTCCAGATGTGGGAACCGCCGTTGGGCCGAAATAAACCCTGTAACCCGAAGCGGCAGACAATGTTGCTGTAAAAGCAATTCTGTACCAACCATTTCCAACTGAAGCCATGCTTGCTGACATAGCTGTCGCTGTAGAACCGCCGGGGGCATACGGAGTTGCTGCAACACCAGTTGTCAAATCAAAAGTACACATACATCTATTTGCAAAATCTGGCTGATGCTGCACAGCAAAATAACCACCTGCGGATTTTGCTTTTACATAGGCTGTAAACGTATAAGCCTGATTTGTTATCGTCAACGCTGGCCCAAGCTGCATATAACAAGCAGCAACGCTAGAATTTCTTGTTAGGCTGTCTGCTGTCTGGCTTCCTGCCGGTGAAATATTGACATCCGAACCAACAGAGACATTTACAGAACTCCAAGCAGCATTGCTAAAGTCTGCCGAGTACGTCACCAAATTCGTGCGCTGCTCCTCGATCAGCAGACCCAGCGCCTCGCCTGTTGTCGGGTTGTGGTCAAACCTTGCCACGTTCGCCGCAGCGGTTTGAAGGACGGGGATGTAATTGGTGATGGGCTGATCGGTTGTGGCGGTGTACGCGGTGACGCTGGAGCGTTGTTCGAGTTGTGCGCCCCATGCGTAGATGGTTGACCCAGAACCAACGTATCCAATAGTGCCATAGCTACTAATCGCCGTTGTGCCGTCAGATACACCGACTACAAATCGAGTTGTTCCAACAGCAGCTACTTGGCCAATAATTACACATCTATACCAACCGCTACCAACAGAAGTAATGGTTGCCGACGTTAGCGTTCCGCTTGTTCCTGCTGCGCTTGTGCGAACCGTCCCGCCACTCAAATCAAAATCCGCCGCGAAATAACGCTGAGGTGTCGCAGCATCTTGTAGCGATAAATACCCATAATTACTTGTACCAGCTTTTAGATAACAAGAAAGTGTGTAAGTTGTTCCTGCTGTGATAATAGATGCTACGCCCAGAAAAGCAGAATGACTCGCGCTAGTTGCATTATCTGTTATTGTGTCTGCGGTAGTAGTTCCGTCTGGTGCAGTAGTTGTGTTTGCTGTAACGGTAGTATTATTTTTAGACCACGCCGCATTATCAAACTCCTGCGAATACGTCAGCAAATTCTCTTCAGCCTTCGCCGTCGTGACGCCATCGTAATAGGTAGCGGTGGAAGCTCGGGCGAACGTGACGCGCGGATCAAGTGTGCCGGTATTAGCGAAGTCGAGATTAAGACTTGGCTTGATCGTGGGGAAATTGTTTGACAACGACATGGTTTGCTCCGCGCGTTAAGCTGCCCAAGGAAGAGGGGGCGTCACCGTAGTGGGGTTCATCTCAGCATCAATCTGCTGCTGCACAGCGGCCTCTGTAGCCATTTTATCGACTCCAGATGACCATACCCATCCCAAGACCTGATCTTGCGTTAGATCAGCGTATGGTGTGAATGGAGTGCCAGCAACGTAGGTCACATCGCAGGTTGAATACTGCGACGCATTGAAGGTTTCATCGCCAGATTGTTGCGTTCCTGCACAAGTCCAATGGCAGCAGAAAACAACGTCTGTCTCGCCTTCTGCTTGTGGGTAGCAGTCCATTCCGGTAATCGACCATGTGATTGTGGCTGGCATGATATTTACCAAGGTACGCCAGTTTCAACTTGTCGCTGCTGATTGGCGATCTGTCCGAGAACATCATTCGTTACCGAATTCACTCCATCGGTCCCAAGGGTATCGAACACCCATTGCAGGACTTGTGCCTCGGTCAGTTGGTCATACGGAGTAAACCCCGCTGCGCTGGCGTCATAGCTAAACGCAGTCGAACCGTTCAAGTTCCCTGAGTAAGTGGATTCCGTCGCGTTGCAACTCCAAGCAGCAACAATGACGCCGCCATCAGAAGCGTTGCGTTCCATTTGAGTGATTGTCCAAGTCGGTGTGGTCATGTCAGTTCCTTACGGTTTATCAGGCCACGTTACGGTCCAAGGAAAGCCTGCCTGCGCTGGCACATCGCGCAGCTTCTGACGATACTCAGCCCAAGCGTATTGACTCGCAGAAGGAGCATCGGCAACTTGGGTCCAGTCGCACTCAGCCAGCCTGCGGTTGCGGTCTGCGCGGATAGATGCAGCTTGCTCTGAGTCTTTCTGAGCCTTGTACGCAGCTTCCTGCTCCACAGCGGTCATCGCGGGTTGATCGCCCTCGGCAGCACGGTCAGTAAAAATCGGTCCAAGGACGTACTTGGTGTACCACTTCCCGTTGATCTGCTCGACGCCGCTGCGCTGGCTGAACTGGTAGTGATCGCCCCCGCTGGCTTGCGGTCCTTCAAGCACAACATCCGCACCAAGATCATTGAGGACTTCCTCGGTCAGTTGACGCGGCAGGGAAGTGTTTGGGAATGACCGGCGAAACTCGGACTCTGTAACTACCGCGCCGGATTGTCTGATTCTGATTTCCATGATTTTCCCTACGCTATGGAAAGATAGATGTACGTTGCAGAAGTGACGTTGATGTTTGTCGCCGCGTCTTGATTGACGATAAAGCCGGATGAGTCTGTGTCTACGCTGTCATCTGTAGTGACTTCAGCGGCGGTGGTATTGAGGCTAAGGTGCGGGTCATTGCCAGCAACCATGCCCCTTGCGGTGTCCCAAACGTACCAATCACCTGTGGAGTCCGTGCGCTTAATCAGCACGAACCTCGCCCCGCTTGTGAACCCGCAGTTGATGGTTTGAGAACTTCCGT